TTGGACAGCCTCGACGATCTTCTTGACGGCACAACTGCGATCAAGCCAAACCTGTCTGAAGGGTTGTGGAAGGTCGGCGGCACGGCTGTCTTGCCAACCGCCGCTGAATTGAATTTTGTGGATGGTGTCACCTCAGCCATCCAAACGCAGCTTAATGCAAAGGCTGCATTGGCATCCCCAGCATTTACGGGAACGCCGCTTGCGCCGACCGCTGCTGTTGGAACCAACACCACACAAGTGGCAACGACCGCATTTGTTTCGGCTAACCTCGGCGTAACGCAAAACGAAAACCGTGTCATCAACGGGGCCTTTGACTTCTGGCAGCGGGGGACGAGTTTTACTGCGTCTGCTTATGGTGCAGATCGGTGGCAGAATAGCAATTCAGGCGGCACTGTTACGCAATCGCAACAAGCATTTACTGTTGGCGATACTCTTGGCTCAAACAACCCAACGTATTTCTTACGCCAAACAGTCAGCGGTCAAACTCTTACTTCACAATTGGGCATCATTCGGCAGAGCGTTGAAGGCGTCCGTTCGTATGCTGGACAAACGATTACTGTGCTTGGCTGGGCGCGTAGGTCTAGCGGCACTGGGAATATGGCTGTTGAATGCACTCAAGGCTTTGGCACAGGCGGATCACCATCCGCAAACGTATTAGCTGCTCCAGTTACAGTTTCTTTGACAGGTTCATTTGCGCCTTTTGCCGCAACAATATCTATTCCATCTATTACAGGTAAGACACTTGGGACTAATGGGAACGATCTGCTAAACATAAACTTCTGGACTTCCGCTGGCTCAGACTACAACGCCCGCACCAACTCCCTTGGCCTTCAAACCATCGGCGTTGACCTGTGGGGCATCCACATCAAAGTAGGAACCCACACCACGGCGGCAACTGATCTCTACAAGCAGCCTGAACTTGGGCCTGAGTTGGCGAGATGCTATCGGTATTTTTGGAAAAGCACAAACGTGAGTCTCTCTGTGGCTTGGGGTGCATATTATAGCACTACGGCTGGCAGGGTTTGGACAAAATTTTCGCAGACAATGAGAGTTGTTCCATCAATGTCTTATTCAAGTAATGAGTTTGATAAAATAGGTGCTGGGGGAATGACGGCGGCAGGCATCAGCGGCACGGCCACCGATACTCAAGGCGTCACTTTTGACGGGACAGGACTTACTGTTGCAACGTTAGGCAATCCTCTTGCCTATTTGGGTGTCATTTCAGCAGATGCGGAGCTATGACCATGAACACCATGAACATCACATCAGCGCAATACGTCAACGACAGCATCACGGGCCAACCATCCAGCATCAAGGCCATCATCGACGGGCAAGAGTGGTCCGTCCCCTTAGCAGCGGGCAACCGCCATTTCGACGAACTCATGCGCCAAGTTGATGCGGGTGAACTTGTGATCCAAGAGGCTGAGTAAAGATTATGCCTATTGTCCCGCTTGCCATTCCGCCCGGCATTTACCGCAATGGGACTGATTATCAAGCATCAGGCCGCTGGCGTGACGCTAGTCTAGTTCGATGGACAGAGGGAACTATGCAGCCTATCGGGGGCTGGGTGACGCGGGCAACCGTTTCATCGAACAAAAAAGTGCGTGGCTCCATCGCATGGAGTGACAACAGCGCTGTTCGCCGGATGGCTGCTGGAACCTATGAAAAGCTGTTTGCCATTTCAGCCTCAAACACCGTCACAGACATCACGCCAACCAGTTTCACAACAGGCGATGCAACTGCGACAAACAACCTTGGCTTTGGCGGCGGGTTTTATGGTGATTATTTATACGGCACTGCGCGGCAAGACGATGGGAGTTACAGCGAAGCCACGACATGGAGCTTAGACACTTGGGGCCAATATCTAGTCGCCTGCTCCAGCAAGGACGGCAAGATTTATGAATGGCAACTCAACACTGCCAATGATGCTGTTGTCATAACGAACGCGCCGACTAGCAATCTAGGGATTGTTGTAACAGAAGAACGCTTTCTGTTTGCGCTTGGCGCTGGCGGTGATGGTCGCAAGGTGCAGTGGTGCGACCGCGAGGATAACACGGTTTGGACGCCTGCTGCGACAAACGAAGCTGGCGACATTGAGTTGCAATCAAGCGGGCGGATCATGCTTGGCATCAAGGCCCGCGGTCAAACGCTGATCCTTACCGATCTGGACGCCCATGCAGCGACATATCAAGGCCCGCCCTTCGTCTATGGCTTTGAGCGCGTTGGATCGTCCTGCGGGGCTATTTCACGGCGCTGCGCGGCTTCAGTGGATCGCGGTGTGTTTTGGATGGGAACCCGTGGTTTTTTTGCGTTTTCTGGTGGTCAGGTCCAAGACGTTCCTTGTGAGGTCGCTGATTACATTTTTAACAACATCAGCACATCGCAGAAAAGCCTTGTCCATGCCGTGACAAACTCCAAATTTAACGAGATTTGGTGGTTCTACCCGTCCGCAGCAAGCACCGAATGCGACAGTTATGTCGTTTTCAACTATGAAGAAAACCACTGGACGATTGGAACGCTGGCCCGCACATCTGGCATTGACGCTGGCGTGTTTGCTACACCGATTTGGTTTGGAACCGATGGCATCGCATACAACCACGAAACAGGCTCTAACCTAACCGCAGAAACTGTGTTTGCAGAAAGCGGCCCGTTTGAGATCGGCTCTGGCGATACGACAATGATGGCTTCCATGCTGATCCCAGACGAAAAGACGCAAGGGCAGGTGACTGTGACGTTTAAGACGCGCTTTCATCCCAATGACACAGAGCGAAGCTATGGCCCCTATAGCATGGCAGCGCCGACCGATGTGCGATTTACGGGTAGACAGGTTTCCATGCGCGTTATTGGTTCAGGCACTGCAAGCTGGCGTTGGGGCGTTCCGCGAATTGATGCAATGCCGAGTGGCCGTCGATGAGATTTGGCATACCACCTATCGGTAAAGATGTTCGAGTCTGGGGCGAAGACTTACGCCGCTTCTTAGGACGGTTTTGGGACAATCTCAGCTTCAAAACCACTGCATCAACGCCAACAGAAAATGGTGTTTTGCTGTGGGACAACGTAAACGGTTATCCAGTTATTTCAAAGAACAACGAGTGGCGGCAGATTGTTTTGGGGGATGGCTATGCAATCTTCAACCAAGACGTGGACATCACAGCAGCCGCAGCAGATACGGCTTATGCTATTGAGTTTGACACGCCGTCTCTTGCGGTTGGCATTACAAAAAGCGGAACGAACCCGACAAGGATTGTATTTGCTGAAGGTGGTTTGTATCGCATTGCGTTCACCGCGCAGATCACCTCATCATCCGGCAGCACGGTTGAGATGAGGTTCTGGCCGCGTGTTAATGGAACAAATGTTGCTGGTAGCACAATGGTTGCCAGCTTGCACAACAACGGTGCGACAACTGTTGTATCGCGTGACTCAATCTTTCAGTTTTCGGCTAATGATTACCTTGAGGCAATGTGGGCTACAGATAGCACCAATGGTTTTCTGGAAGCGCACGCAGCAACTGCTTACGCCCCGGCATCGCCATCAGTTACCTTGTCAATTTCAAGGGTGCAGGCATGACGCTATTTGAGCATTGCCGTAAATGGATTGAAGATGCTCTTGGCTATAGCGGCGGCACTCACGAGTTTCAGGATGTTGTCGATGGTATCCTGAGCGGGCGGATGCAATTGTGGCCCGCAGAAAGGGGGTGCGCTGTCACTGAGATTGTCGAGTTTCCCAAGAAGCGCACCATCAATGTGTTCCTCGCTGGTGGCGAAATGGATGCAATCATTGATATGTTGAAAAGCGCGAAAGAGTGGGGGATAGCGCAAGGCTGCTCATCCATGACCATTGCAGGCCGCAAAGGTTGGAAGCGGGTGCTTGAACCACACGGCTTCGGTGAGGTTTTCACGGTGCTTGAACTTAAACTCTAACGTCCATGATTGATATGAAAGCCTACGTCTTTTTGAACGGCAAGACGTGCGTTGATGGCTTCATCTTTTGTTGCAAACAATCCTATGTGATGCATTTTCCCAGCAAAATTTATGTATGCCCTCCAAGAACCAGTTTGGCTGTGCAAGCCAACTCCAACAACTCCACTTGTGTTATCTGATCTCCGTTTAAGGTTTTTTTGGTTTTCTGAATGTTGAACGCATCTTAGGTTTTCTATCCTGTTGTCGGCAGGATCACCATTGATGTGGTCTATCTCGTTGAAGTCTTGCACATCATAAGAAATCGCCCACGCAATCCTGTGGGCCAAATATTTCTCCCCATTAAATGATAAGATAATGTGACCTGAGCGCAATGCGCTTCCTGCAACTTTCCCGCCTATGCTGGCAAGATACCCAGAAGTCATGCCGTTTTGGCGCATTTTGGGACGGTTTTTCCATGTCAGTATGCCAGATTTTTGGTCATAATCTAACAATTGACGAAGCAACGTTGGTTCTGGTAGAGTTTTTCGCATTAAGACCTCCATTGTCTTGATCGCGCCTCCGGCTGGTTGCACAGCGCGGGGGCTTTCTCTTTATCATTTGATAAATCCATGCTATTGTCAACATAATCAGGCCAAGGAGACTTTGAATGAGCGGTGGCGGTGGCAAAGGCGGATCGACAACTCAGGAAGTGAAAATTCCTGCTTGGCTCGAACAAGCGGCACAGGCAAATATTCGACGCGCTGAAGATGTGGCAGCACTTGGCAATGTCCCGTATTATGGCCCCGATGTTGCGGCTATGACGCCAATGCAAAT